GACTGGGTATTAATTAGAAAAGGCATGCCAGAGGAATATCACGCACACTTCAATCACTCACAAGCCATAGACAAGCTTTTTAAATTATTATTAGCTAATCATATGCCTAGAAGCAAATACTTTAGGGTAGCTGCACAAAGGCTATTAACGGATAAAGAATTTAGAGAGCTGAAAGAACCAAACAAGCAGAAGTATATTAATAGGTGAATATAAAATGGGTAGGTGAAAAATGAAACATCATATAACCAAATACTTTGAGAATGGTACAAGGTACGCTGAAAGTTGGTTGCAAATAAACTTATTAGGCAAGTGTTATTGCTTTTGGAAAAAGAAAATAGAAATATAGGGGGGTAGTTATGGCAAATGAAACTAGGGGCAGACCTAAAAAGAAAAAAGAACTTAAAGAGAAAAATCCGGTTGGCAGGCCTAAAATATACGATTCCAATATTATTAATAAGGATTTGAAAGTTTACATGGAAAATTCAGAAGATCCTTACATCGAAGAATTTATATTACAGAATGCTTTTACAGCAGATACTTTTTATAGATTGGCAAAAGAAAATAAAGATTTATCTGACACTATAAAAAGAGTACACGCAAAACAACTGATGAGAACTGTTAGAAAAGCCGAAGCCGGTGTAATTAATCCAACGTTTGCAATATTCAAATTAAAACAAAAATGTTATGGTTGGACGGACAAACAAGAAATAGAACACAGCGGCGAAATGAAAGTAACAAACAAAACTGAACTCTATGAGAAATATTTGAAAGAAGAATAAAATGACTAATGACGCAAAGTTTTACTTGGATTTAGTTAAGAAAAAGCCGATAGCTTTTGGAATTGAATCGGGGTTTGAATTATTACAAGATATTCACAACGAATGGTTGAAGACTTTTTTATTAAGTGATAATGATGTCACTTTGCAAGCTCATAGGGGCAGTTATAAAACAACTTGCTTGTCAATCTTCATAGCTATAATTATTGTAGTTAGGCCTAATACAACTATGATATTTTTAAGAAAGTCGGACGATGATGTCAAAGAAATAATTTTACAAACAGCCAAACTATTAAGACAAGAGATTTTTCAATCCTTGTCTATTGCCTTATGGGGAAAGTCTTGCGAACTATTAAAGGAATCAGCATTTGAAATCAACACCAACTTGAAAGAAAGCGCAAAAGGTGGGAGTCAATTAATTGGGGTTGGTATCGGGTCAAGTTTAACAGGTAAACATGCTGATATTATCATTACAGACGATATAATAAATCTCAAGGACAGAATATCAAAGGCCCACAGAGAGCAAACCAAAATGGTTTATCAAGAGTTGCAGAATATCAAAAACAGAGGGGGTAGGATAATCAACACAGGTACGCCCTGGCACAAAGAAGATGCTTTTACATTGATGCCTAATATACAAAAGTTTGATTGCTATTCCACAGGGTTAATTGATGATAAGACTTTGCAAACTATTAGGGACTCAATGACTTCCAGTTTGTTCGCTGCCAACTATGAACTCAAGCACATAGCAGACAAAGATGCCATGTTTACAAATTGTACTATAGACGATGGGACCAACACAGAAAAGATATTCGATGGAGTGTGTCATATAGATGCATCATATGGTGGGGGTGATGGAACAGCGTTTACTATCTTGAAAGAACATAAAGACGGTAAAATCTATGTGTATGGGAAGTTGAAACAAATGCATGTAGATGATTGCCTTGCAGGGTTTGAGGCAGAGAGAGAGTATTACAGAGCCGGTACTTTATACAATGAGACAAATGGTGATAAGGGGTATTTAAACAAAAAGATAAAACAGCCTAAAAAACCATATCACGAGAAGATGAATAAATACATTAAAATTTCAACTTATTTAAAAAGCGAGTGGCACAGGATTATTTTTATTAAAGGAACAGACAATGATTATATCAATCAGATTTTGGATTATACAGAAAACGCAACGAACGATGACGCGCCAGATAGTTTAGCGTCATTAATAAGGGAATCGGTAAGCAAGAGCAACAAGGTCAAATCACTAAACAAAAGCCTATTAGGCATATAGGGGGTGTAGTATGCTGCAAATGGAACAGCCGATAGCAGTGGATGGAGTTTTAAATTATTCCTTGCTAGAGAAGGTTATGGAGTACCATTGTTTAAGAGTGCCGAAGTTGAAAAGGCTAAAAGATTACTATGACGGATTGCACGATATATTAAAAAGAGAAATGCCGGAAGAAAAGCCAAACAATAAAGTAGTTGTGAATTATGCAAGGTACATTACTGACATTATGCAAGGTTATTTTATCGGGAAACCTGTAACTTACAAATATCCTGATGATAAAATGTCAGAAATAATCAACAATATACACAAATACAATGATGAACAAGACGAAAATTCAGAACTTGCTAACATGACAGGTATATTTGGTGAGTCATATGAACTCATTTATCTGGATGAACAAGGGGACGTCCGATATAATAAGGTTAGTCCTCTAAATGGTTTTATAGTTTATGATACAAAGATAAACCCAGCGCCTTTGTTTGCAATTCGTGTGTATGGGTACAATGATCTGTTGTTGAGTAAAGAGATAGTCAAAGTCGAGGTTTACGATTCAGACTTTGTGTACATGTTAGACTATACAGATAAGAAATTCAAACTTGTTGAAACTTACCAACACTTCTTTAATGATGTGCCCGTTGTTGAATATCCAAACAATTCAGATAGAACCGGAGATTTTGAAAATGTAATAACAATGATTGATGCTTATAATCTTTCAGTATCTAACACACAAAATGACGCTGAATACTTTAGCGATAGTTATTTGGCACTTATAGGTATGACAGGCACTACAGAAGAAGATGTAGCAGACATGAAAAAGAATAGGGTATTACTATTAGATGAAGCGGGCCAAGCTTACTTTTTAGTTAAACCTTCAAACGATGCAGATAGTCAGAATAATAAAAATCGCCTTAATTCAGATATTCACAAAATGAGCCGGAAATGCGTCCGGGGTTGCTATGAGTTACAAGTTGTTTGCCTTGGATCAGATCATCTCAAACAAAGAAAGAAAATTTAAGACGGCGTTGATGCGTAGGCTTGAAATAATTTGCAACTACCTGGCGATAAAGAATATTAAATTTGATTACAAACAAGTTGAAATACAATTCGCAAGGAATAAACCTGTAGATGAAAAGCAAGCAGTAGAGATATTTGAAAAGTTAAAAGGTCAAATATCAGATTTAGCGGCTCTTTCTTATTTGCCTATGATTGAAGACCCTCGAAAAGAGTTAGAACAAATTGAAAAAGAACGTGAAGACTCAATAGAACTTTATCAAGTACCTTTAGAAGGTGATGATGATGGCGAAGAATCTTAAAAAAGAGTTTGAGTTGTTAGACGAAGGACTTGACAAGATTATAAGAAAAGCAGAAAGAGCGATATTGAAAGAGTATTCAATCGCTCTTAAAGCACTAAAAGCCGAAGTGGCTGACATTTACGAGAAGTACGGTCCTGTAACTCTTGTAGATATGCAGAAATATGATCGTATAAAGAAACTTGAAAAGGCCATTGAGGAAAATGTCAACGAACTGTATAAGACCAACAGAAGTCTTATAAACAGCACGTTAAGAGAAAGCTATGTTGCATCGGCTATCGGTACAAAGGAGATAATCGAAACGAATGTAAAAAAGACTCTAAGAGCCATAGCAAAACCGATTGATGTGACCAAAACAATTAATAATGAAATGGCCGGGCTTGCTTGGACCGATAGGCTCAATAAAAGAAGGTCAGATTTGATATTTAATATTGGTGCAACTATTAAACAAGGTTTACAAAATGGAGAGTCTTATAACACAATGGCCCGAAGACTCAACAAAGTTGTATTAGAATCAACACCAAAAGGATATAAAGGCGATGCAGTAAACACGTTAAGGGTTGCAAGGACTGAGTCCACAAGGGTTATATCAGTTGCACAAACAGACACATTGGACCGAGCAAAGAAACAAGGTGTGAAGATGATGAAAACTTGGCGCACAATGAAAGATGAAAGGGTCAGAGGATTAAACCCTAAAGACAGAATGGACCATGTGAGAATGGAAGGCGTCACGATTGACTATGAGAAAGATTTTGTTTTACCCGATGGCTCAAAAGGTCCGGCACCACATCAAATAGGCAATGAAAACGATATTAATTGCAGATGTTTTTTAGAAATTTCTTTGGTGTGATTTATTGCATGCAAAATATTGCACTAAAGTGTTGAAAGTGGTACAATTAAAGTAGATAGAACTGTAAGGCGAGTACTTACAGGGCGAAAGGGGTATAAAATGAGAAGATTTGACGGGTATAAAATGAGAAGATTTGACTTGCAACTATTT